TCTTGCTGATAGAATGAACTTCTTGTTACTTCAAGATTTAATTTCTGATGAAACAGGATATGAGGTTGTTGATTTTTACAAAACGAGATTAGATAGAAAAATCGGTATCAGAACTGACTTTAAATTCGGAGTTGATTATTTAATTGGTAAAGAAATCTATTACCACTCTGTATAAGATAATAATTAAAAAAGGATTTGGGATTAATACCCAAATCCTTTTATATAAAAATAATAAAATATAATGTCAAATTGTAATACAATAATAGGTTTAACAGCTTCGTGTAATGATAATAACGCTGGTTCTATTAAGAAGGCTTGGATAGCTGATTTTTTAGATGTTGAAGGATATACAGAAGCATCTGGAGAGGTTACTGGTTTAAGTATGGTAGGTAGTGAAACGTTTAAGGAATTCACTTTCCAAAAAAACACTTCAAGTTACACAGAAAATAAAGTAGGTGATTTTGTTGCTGATGTCCATTTATGGGAACAGTCAATATCTCTTGGATTAAGGAGAATAGAGGTCGCTAAAAGAAACGCTATATCATTACTTGCAGAAGGAAGACGAAGATTGGTTATCATCATATTAGATAATAACGACGAATATAGAATTTTCGGTCTTGATGATGGACTTAGATTAGGTAATTCAGAATCTGGAACAAATGAAACTAGAAATGCTGGTACATTTTACACTCTACCATTTATGGGAGAAGAAAGATGGCAAGCTTATTTCACTGACGAGGCAACAGTATTATCTGTTATTTAAGCGTTAGTTAAGAAATCATAGGTCTGTTAAATCAGACAATACCAAGAAGAGGGGGCTTAAACAGTTCCCTCTTCTTGGTATTATCTATATAAAAATAGAATATAAAAACCTACATTAACTTATAGGGAATCTGGTATAAAAATGAGATAACATATATAACTATGGCGAATTTAATAATAAATAAAGGACAAGTTAATTTTTTAACTGTTACAGTGTCAGAAAGGGTAGAATTAGAGAACCCTTTTTACCTATTCGAATTACAGTCTAAATTTACTAAAACTGAATTTAGATATTTTAACTCAGTTAATATAAGTGGGAATAAAATAAGATATGATAGATTCGAAGTAGAGGAAACAACAGGAGCTTCAGGGAGTAATGCTGAGGTAGAGTTATTTACAGGGGAATGGGATTATAGAATTTATGAAAGTGTTACTCAAACATTAGACCCATTAGATACTGATGGGATTATATTAGAGAATGGACTACTAATAGTAAAAGATGAAAATTATAAATAGAGATATGGGATTATTTAATTTAAATAAGAATAAAAAGAAAGTTGAACAAGAATCAACACCAAAAGAGGAGGGTAAGAAAGTTACTCTATTGAATACTATATCAACAGAAAATATGGATTTATCACAACCTTTTATTGGAGATGAATTAAGGTCAGGAACTAATTGGGTCTATTTTGGGGGTAATAATCTATACCCTAATATACTAAATCAATTATATCTTTCCTCTCCTATGCACTCAGCGTGTGTTGATTTTAAGACTTGGAGTGTAATAGGTGAAGGTTATGAATGGAAAGGTTATGATAAAATGGATAGTTTAGAAAAGATAAAAGTTAAAACTTTTGAGAGAACTAATAAATTTAAAGATTCATTTAGAAAATTAACACGAGATTATATTAAACATGGAAGGTCTATTGTTTTATTACATTTTAATGGTGAAGATTATGATAAATTTAAAGTGGTTGACCCAAGTGAAATAAGGAATAGTAAGGGTGGTTTATTCACTGATATACAACAATACTTCTATTCAGACAATTGGTTATATAGAACTAACCCACGGGTCTTTAAACCATATAGAGTAGGAAGTAAAGATGAGTGGCAGATATTTGAAATTAAGAATGAGGTTGGGTCATCACGGACGTATGGACTACCTGATTGGTTATCATCAGCTAACTGGCAATCAGTAAGTGCTGACCTAGGTTTATTACATAAGTCGGCTTTAGAGAATGGTATTCAACCATCTGTTATATTTTCCTACCCATATTTAATGGATGATGATGAAGAAGAGAATTGGATGGCTAATATGAGAAATAACCAAAAGGGTGTTAAGAATTATAATAAGGCTATGAAGATAGAACATAATGGATTAGAAAACTCACCGGATATAAGAGTATTAGAAACGAGTGATAATCATAAGTTATTTGAACAGACCTCAAAGGAACAGAAAGAAGAGATAGCTATATCACATAATATCAACCCAGCTTTAATGGGAGTTAGAGTTGCTGGTAGTTTAGGAGCTTCTGATGAGATAGAGTTTTCATCAATACAATTTGAAAAGATTTGGTTGAATGATAATAGAAATAAGATGGAAGAGTTTTTAAATGATATTTTAAGTATATTTAATATGACACCAATTGAAATAAACAAGACTGAAATTAAAACCTTTAGAGATAAAAAAGAAGACATATAATGGTATATTTCGTAACAGAAGAATTTATTAAAAATGAAACCCATATAACACAAAATGTTGATGCTGGTGATATATCACCATATTTACATATATCAGCAATAACTTATATACAACCTATATTAGGATATACTTTTTATAATGATATATTAGATAAGTTTAACCTTGGTACTTTAAATGCTGATGAGACTCAATTGGTTGAGTTTATTAAGTATGTGGTGGCTTTCTATGCAGCTTATGAAGCAGTTCCTAATTTAACATTTAGAATAAGTAATAAGGGTATTCAATCACAGAGTGGTGAGTTTTCAGCGTCAGAGAGTATAGATGTAGTTAATTATATTAGACGAAATATAGTAAAATACGCAAAGATTAAAGAAGATGAATTGCGAGAATATTTATATGAAAATAAAGACCTTTTCACACTATATAAAGATAGGTCTAATAAAAGTATAGTAGGACCTGATGGTAAAAGGAATCAGAATAAAGGTGGAATTAGTAGTATATAAAAATAAATAGATATAAAATGGATATAGGGTTCTTAACAGATTTAATTAAAATATTCCCAGTAATCGGAACTATGGTTATTGCAATTAGATATTTCTATAAAAGAGAAAAAATGAAAGAAAAGGAAATCAGAGAGTTGTATAAAGATATACGGGATATGGAAAGGGATAATCTTAAAATTATAGATAAACTAGCTGATGCTATTGATGGTCTCTCATCTTCTAATGAAAAAGTTCACTTTGAAATATCAGGGTTGAAAGATTATATAAAAATTAAACTAGACCGATATGGGAAAAGATAGTAAAAAAAAATTAAAAAGTTCAACTGAAAAAGTCCTCCAAAAATTAGAGGACTTTATTGAAAAGGAAACTATTCGTTATAAAATCATTGAGGATGTAATAATCCCATTAGATGATACAAAGGATTAATTTACCATTCAGAATGGTGACAATAATCATAACCTAAGTCATATTGATTACCATCCTCACCTGTATATATCCAATTAGATACATTACCTGAGCAATCATTTTTTACTTTTATCTTTTTGTTTACACTAATTAGACCTGGTGAACCAGGGTAAGGTCCAGGACCAGTAGTTGCGTAATTATCACTGTCTATTATTACACCACACGTACAGTCCTCTGTACTTTCGATATTAGACCCATCTGGGTTTTCTACTTCTTTCTCACAACTTGTGAAGGTTAAAGCTAACCCCATTAATAACATTCCTACTTTTTTCATAATTATTTATTTTGTTTTGTTTTTAGTTCTATATCAATATAGGTATAATCTTTTGATAAACCAAATGGTTCAAGTACCTTTTTTATATTAATCTTTTTTATATCACCCATAATTTGATTAAACTCTATTTCATCAAATATATTAATATAAAAATTTTTAGTGTGAGTTTTAAATAACCTCCTCGGTACTAATCCCCAATTAGTAATCTTATTCTCTAAATGTATATAAAATAAAGGTGAAGTTATTATTGATACGTTATATGTGGTTGAATAAAGTAGGTTAGACTTACTTTCTATATGACGAGCGTTAGACCCGTTTTCTAAAAGATAGTCTATCATATTATCTTCTACTTTCCCTTTTGTGTAATCTCTTTTCATTTATTTGTTTCTTTTTGTTATATTATATATTAAGTTATAATATCACTTTTGTTGATTTTGATTATTTTATTTATTTATTTCTTTCTTTCTATAGTTATATATAAATATTTAGTTATAGTTTTTGGTATTTTAGGGTTTATTTTTAGTTATTTATTAGTGGTGATTATTATGATAATTTGGAGAAGCGAGCGACAGATAATGATATATA